TTTTATTCATTAGTATTCGTTTTCTTTTTTTTCAAGAAAGGAGAAAAAACAAAAAAATGAAAATTGAAGATTTAGTTGTACTTGCAAATGCAGGTTTTTCAAAAGCTGAAATCCTTGGATTTGCAGGGCAGAACCAGAACCAGAACCAGAACCAGAATCAGAACCAGAACCAGAACCAGAACCAGAACCAGAACCAGAATCAGAACCAGAATGATATGGTGCTTGATGCTATCAATAAATTGACAGCTACGATTCAGGCTTCAAATATTCAGAACACCGGAAATGGTGGGGTAAATTCACCAAGAACAGAAAAAGACATTATCAATGATATGATGAAGATCATGAATTAGAAAGGAGTGTATTAAATTGGCTGTAAATAGTTTAAATCCGCAGGATGCCTATACTCTTATCAATTCCATTGCTAAACAGGCTACAGGTCGTTCTGACCTTGTAGCGACTGACACAAGTTCTTTTGTTTCCGTTGGGGGAACACTGTTACGTACAGGAGTAGAAAACACACTGAAAACTATGTCTACAGTATTTGCGGAAACGTATTTTGCAAACGAATCTTATACTGGTAAATTAAGGACAGTCGAACAGACAAATGTTCGTTGGGGTGCTATCGTCCGTGAAATTACGTCCCTGTCAATGGATGCTGAACAGTCTGATGATTGGAATACAGAGCAGAATCCGAACACATTGGATGATGGTAAATCTATCGACATGTACAAGATTCATAAGCCGAAAGTACTTGAACTCAAGTTCTACGGCACAAAGTTGTTACAAAGATCAATTACACGCTTCCGTGACCAGTTGGCTCTTGCATTTTCAAGTGAGGATGAATTTCTCAGATTTTATGAAGCAGTTATGATTGAATTTCGTAACGATATTGAAACAGACCGAGAGAGTGAAAGACGTGCTACCATGCTCAACTATATGGCAGGCTTATCATCTCTTGGTATGGAAGTTGACCTTGCACATGAGTTTAACACAGAGAATGGAACACAGTACACAAGAAAGCAGTTACTTTCCGAGCACCGTGATAAGTTTATGCCGTTCGTTGTTGCTCGAATCAAACTTGATTCTGAAAAGATGACAGAGAGATCAACTAAGTACAGATTTACTATCACAGGCTTTGAAGACCTTTTGAGATTCACACGGAAAGAAAATCAGCGACTTATGATGCTGTCAAGTTTCTGGATCGACTCTGAAACACAGACGTTACCGTATGTGTTTGATGATAAAAATTTACAGATTGAGAACAAAGAACTTGTAAACTGGTGGCAGTCAGCTGATAATGAATCAGCTATTCAGATCACTCCGTCCATCATTGGAGCGGATGGTCATGCAGAACAGGCAAAAAAAGAGGTCAACTTACCTTATGTTTTGGGAGTTCTTTATGATCGCCGTGCAATGGGTATTAACTGGCAGTTTGACTACAGTTCAACCACTCCGTTCAATAGCCGGGGGGGCTACTATAACATGTATGTTCATTCCAGAAAAAACTACTGGAATAACTTCACACATAACGGAATCCTTTATGTGATCGGGGAGGGGGTATAATGTTTTATTCAAAGCAAAGTGTACCGGCTGGTGGTTCGATTGTAGTAAATTTTCCTTTTGAATCTATCGGAGTAAGACGGCTTGTAATAACTACAAAAAATGAAGATGTTACATTGTTTTATGGTGATTATGAAATTTTTTCAACAAATTCAGTTACTACAATTTATGAATTGAAATTTGAATCCTATAATGGTTATCCAAACGCTAGTACATTCAAATTAGTAAATAATTCGAAGGTAGTGGCAGCAGTAGTAATCATGATTGACAACGTACCTTTATCACCCTATAATACGGATTATTTTATAAGGAGATAATAAAAACATGATGGAAACATTCTTAACAATTTTAGGCAACTATGCTTTTCCAATCGTTTGTTGCTGTGCAATGGCATACTTTGTTAAGTACATGTACGACCAGACGAATGCAAGAGTTGACAAACTCAACGAAGATCATAAAAATGAAGTTGACACACTTTCTGAGGTAATCAAAAACAATACGATTGCCTTGGAAAAAATGAACACGTTAATCGAACAGATTGGAAAGTAGGTGCTATATGACAGCAAATGAACTTGTAGTATATGCTCATAATTTAATTGGTACTCCTTATGTGTGGGGTGGCTCAACACCTGCACATGGTCTTGACTGCTCCGGATTGCTTTACTGGATCCAGAGGACAGCAGGCTCAGATGTTGGTCGCTATAATGCGGAAACCTATGCAACTATGGGTGAACGGATTTGCATTGGTCAGCAGAGACCAGGCGATTTCTTATTCTTCGGTTCGCCTGTTACTCACTGTGCTATTTATGTTGGATATGGAAAAATGATTGAAAGCCGGGGTAGTCGTAAAAACACGGCAGATAACCCAGGCACAGGAGTTGTGATCTCTCCGGTAACTCGCCGACATGATCTTGTCTGCATCCGCAGGGTATGGGATTCAAGCCCATCATACGTAGTAGGACGGACTTATCGAACACAGGTTGACCATTTACATGTTCGCTTTTCCGTTTGGGGTCAGATCAAAGAATACTCACAGCTGACAAGGGATGGTATGAAACACGCTTATTCCGATGGATGCTTGAAAAAAGGAACAGAAGTTACGGTCAAAGAGATGAAACAGGATGAATCCGGTGCTTTATGGGTACGGATTCCATCCGGTTGGATCTGTGCCATTACTTCAAAAGGAGAGGTTTACTTATCATGACAGAAATAGTTTTGTACCATTTTTCGAAAAGAAAAAACAGCACAAAGCGTCCTATAGGGCAGGGGGCAGAAGTTCCCTGCCTTTTAAAAACTGCAACTACATTTCAAAGTCCTACGTTTATTTTGCAAAAACCAATGAACGACATGCTTCAGTTTAATTATGTAAAATGGGCAGATCACTATTATTTCATTGATTCAACTACATCAATCAATGCAGGACAGACAGAGATCACTTGCACTGAGGACGTCTTGGCAACTTATAAAAATGAAATAGGTAGTTATACCTGTTTTATTGAGCGTTCAAGCAATCAGACTACGCTTGCTAACGACAGTATGTATATTCCTACAAATGATTGGGTGCTGTCCACCAGGAATGTAACTCATAAAGAGAAAATAATGACAGATACATATTCACAGCAGTATATCATACGAGTAGTTTCAAGAACCGGAGTTGCGTCATATTATATAAACGGTGACCAATTAAATAATTTGCTTGACTTTATGTATACGGAATCAAATTTTACTGACGTGATACAGGATGCCATTACAAAGTTAATGTTTGACCCATTTAAATATATAGTTGATTTGAAATGGGTTCCATTTGTTGAAAGGGCTTTTAAAAGCGGTAATGATGAAGCAATACAGCTAGGATTTTGGGACAGTGGGGTGGTAGCAAAAAGAATTGATGAAGATACAGTGGTTAATTTTTCATATTCGTTTGCCTTTGATAATCCACTTTATGCTATCACAGATTTCAGATACTATAGTTCATCTTTTTCAAACTATTTTATAAAACTTCCTTTTATTGGGGTGGTTGCCATCAATCCATACAAGATAGATGCAACCGTAAATGCACTTTATCAATTTGATGCTACAAGCGGATTGTGTAATGTTTTTTTACAATCCAAGAAAGTTGTGTTTGCGTCTTATCAGTTGCAGCTATCAGTACCTGTACAAATCGGTTATGCCAGCACAAACATAGCACAACTAGCTACGTCAGCTGTGAGCCTTGTTAGTGCCGGCTTACAAGGAAACATTGCACAAGGAATATCATCGGGAATAGAAGCAGGAAGAAGTATTACCGCACCAGAGATTTCTATGCTTGGAACGGTTGGCAATATATCAAATATTCTCAACAATCAGATTTTAGAGTTTAATTCATATGCCTGTACAAGCATAGATCCGGATGGAGCAAGTGAAGGTTTTGTTGATGGCAATATACGTTCCATATCTGGACTGACAGGTTTTGTAAAGTGCAGAAACGCATCCATAGAAATTAGCGGGTTTACCGGAGATCAAGAAGCAGTGAATAACTACTTGAATAGTGGTTTTTATTATGAATAATGTTTCACGTGAAACATAGAAAGAGGTGAAAAATATATGTGGTGTCCTGTTGGATTTGATAAAATCAATATCATTTCAAATTACTTCCAACCGTCGGGAATCAAGGCAGACAGTCTATATACTGACACGTTTGATCGTATGCTATATGAGAGAGTGTGTTCTATTTTTGATATAACATACAATGCAAAATTTGACATTGACTATTTTAAGTTTTGCCTGCTAGGTGGGGGGTTTATCGCGATCACATATACTGATGCATACGGGCTGATTGCTCAGTATCCCACGATTAGTGGGTATGATATGTATTGCAAGCCAACGCTTGCAAGCATTAACACATATGCTACCAACGCAAACATAAGCTTACAGGATTTAAAGATTGGCAAAGATTGTAGCGTAATCTATCTACGACCGTCCAGATGCGGGATTTTTGACATTATCGGTTATTATAGTTATAAATTGGCTCTGGTAGCTTCTGCATTTGATATGAACGTATTCAACAGCAAGTTAGCTTTTATGATAGCCGCCAAAAACAAAAGTGCCGCAAAAACACTGGAAAAAGTCTATGACCAAGTGCAGGAGGGTAACCCGGCAGTTGCATATGACGTTTCAATCAAAGAAAATGAGAACGCAAACATGAGGGGAAAAAGTTCAGAACCATTTGAATTTTTCAACAAAGATTTAAAAAACAACTTTATTTCAAAGGAATTGATTGAAGTGTTTGAAAAGCTTCTTGACCAGTTTGATACAGAAGTTGGGATTCCGTCTGTCGGCTCTGATAAAAAAGAACGCTTGAATGTTATGGAGACTGAAAAAAATGACATTGAATCTGTGACACGACTTACTACATGGTTAGAAACCATGCAGGCAGGAGTTGACATGGCAAACAGTCTTTATCCCACTTTGAATCTTAACGTAAAGATCAGAGACTACAAAAAGGCAGGTGTAACAAATGGGGATGTATAGAATTACGATAGCCGGACTTTATGAATATGACCAGACCTTATTCGATCACATGATTTTTCCGGCAGATGCTGACAAACAGAACTTTATTGACAGCTTGCTTTTATCCTATGGGGATTGCGAACCACTCTATCCGGATGGTGATTTTATGAAACAGTCAGCTATTCCGGCATGGTCAAAAAAATGGCAGGATTCCATTGAAAGGGTTTTTCTTGCATTAAAAAAAGAATACAACCCAATCGAGAACTATGACAGACAAGAGACGTGGACGGATTCACCAGATATTGAAAGAAATACAGTGACGGGTGGCAATGACACGAATACGTTAAAAGCCGGACGTGGTTCAGTAACATCAAACAGCGGGGCTGACACAATGGAACAAAAAGTGAGTGCTTTTGATTCTTCAAACTATCAGCCATCACAGGAAGAAACTACAAACTATGGTAGTGCTACAAAGTTGGAGACTTCCGGACAGGACGTAAACAATATTGAGTATGGGCGAACTGAAAAAAATACGGAAAAAGGCTCTACGACCCATACCGGGCAGATTCATGGAAACATAGGTGTAACAACGTCTCAGCAGATGTTAGAAAGTGAATTACAACTAAGGAAGCAATCGTTTATAGATTATTGCACCGGATTGTTTGCCAGTGACTTACTGATTCTGGTTTATTGATATAGAAAGGAGAACACATAATGATTAGCACGTACCCTCACAGTTCCATGCAAGATATGAACTTAGACTACTTATTAAAAGTAGCAAAGCAGGCAGGAGAGGATCATAAAGAATGGTCAGACATAAAAGGAACCGCACAAAAGCAGATTGACGAAGCAATTAAAGATTCACTAGATTCCGGAGAGATTGGAAAAGTAGTTGGTGATGCAACAAAAAAAATCTTGACGGATGAAATTGAACCATTAAAAGGCACAGTAACCGAACAGGGTAAACTGATTTCTGATCTTGAAAAAAGAGACGGTTTATTTGATTTAAGTGGCAGAACTATCATTATCGGTGACAGCTACACAGTAGGATATACACCGGACGGAAACATTACTCCTTGGACAGAACACTTTTTATATTACTGTTCTATTGATAACGTAACTATCAAAAGCAATGGCGGTGCTTCTTTTTCAACTTCTAACAACTCATTCCTTATGCTTCTGAATCAGATTGACGCTGATCCATCTGTAAAGCAGATCTTAGTTGTTGGCGGTTACAATGAGTTCGGTACTTATTCGGAAATTGAAAATGCAATTAATGCATTTTATGGGGTGGCACAGACACGTTTCCCAAACGCTAAAATCTTTGTCGCAATGGTTGCATGGTCAGCAGACAGCACCCAGTGGAACAGATTCAAGATTGCAAAAAGCGTGTATAACACACAGCGGAAAAATTGGATCTATCTTAATGGAAGTGAGTATATCTTGCATGCTGATGGTTTCATGGGGTCAGACGGTTTTCATCCAAACACAACCGGACAGGAACGGCTTGCTACCTACCTTGCGGAAGCAGTAAAGACCGGGTCTTGTCATCCATCCTTTTATGACGTAAATGCAAACTTCGAAGCAGGAGACTTTACAGCAGCTCTAGGAAGTAGTTGGACGATCGTTACAAATTACAACGAAAACACCAGTAATATCATCTGGAGCGATTATGTTTGTTTTCCAAACAGTGGCGAACTTATTTGTAATGGTACAGAATATTATATCGGAAGAATCTATTCAACTTCCTTTGTTGGTGATGGAAACGGTTATACTTGCTACCCAACAACTGTGATTGTAAAATCCGGATCTGAATTTTATCACATTCCGGCTCAGTTTAATTTCAGAGGAAGACAGATCTATCTTGCCTTGTATGACATCAGCGATGACAAACATAACTACAGAACCTTGACAACCGTAACACAGGTACAGATTCACAGAGGTTCAATTACCATGTAAATGTTTCACGTGAAACAAAAAATAAAGGGATGCAAATTTGCATCCCTTTTAACTATATAAAACTTCTTTTGTCTCAAACGGCAACGGCAACCCTGTTTCCTTATCATACGGAATCGTATGATCCAACTCATACTCTGTATCGGATAAACGGATTGCACAACCGTACTCTATTTCACAGCCATCAACAGTAATATTGTTAATTCCTTTGTTATACAGATATTCCGTTTTAAGTTTCCAACTTGGATCTTTTTTCCAGTCGTTCGCACGGCGGTAGTTTCTGCGATAAGTGAGACTATTTCTATAAATGAAACCTTTTTCAAAATTATTTATATCATTATCAAGGCAGTAAACTCCATCTTTCGGCACTCCTGCAACAGTCTGTTTTAGTTTTCCTTTTTCTCGGTAACAGTAACGCTTACTTCCCATTGTTTTAAATTCATTGTAAATGCCGTCAAACTCGGCAATACCAAGTGTATGTGATTCCCCATTAAACACTACAGTTCCAAGTCCACGTTCTGTTGATTTTTTCATTATTTTTTCGTTATAGTCGGATAGTTTTTTCCTATCCCAGTCTGTGCCCTTAACGGAATCGGTGTCTGAGTAATACCATTTTTTGCAACACTTCCCAAGTTCGAATAACTCAGCCTGTGCGTAGGCTGTCACCCATACCCCCCATTGGTACGGTAAAAAAGAGTTGCGACTTTTGTAATACTTTTGTAACTTTTCTTCATATTCTGATTCACTTAAAACATCAGACCATAACCCAGTTTCATAATCTTCTTCAAACATGGATTGTATCATCTTTTGAACCATCATGCCGTAGATTCCGTTTAGTTCGCCTTTTGAAATCATATATAACACAAGGTCAGCATGTTTCAGCGTATTCTTATGTTCAAATAATTCAATCACATAAGATGTCAGCCAATCCGGAAGATAGTCTTTCTTTGCTCTCATGACATTTGAAACGTCAGCCCATTCAAAGTCATAGGCTTCAAAGATAACTTGCAAATCCGGATCCGTAAATGGATAAATGACAAGATCTGCATTGACAATTTTACCATTATCAATGTTCAACTCCATAGCTTTCTTTTTACTTATCTTATCTGCATCTGGAAATATGCAAACTTTTGCTTTGTGAAAAGCAAGCGGTGGCATAGGATGGTCTTTTTTCAAGCGTAGCTTTTTCAATCGTATATAGCCGGCAAAAGCATAACTTTCTTTTAAATCCATTATATCCTGCAAGGATAACTTTGTTTCTACAAAGTTGGTCATAGGGAACTTTTCATACACGATTCTAGCAGGATAAGAACTTTTAAAATCGTAGCACTCCACCGGTTCAGTAATTAACTGATTGACATAGTATCTGTTCGCATGAGTATAGCCGCCGTGATAGCAGGCTGTGAGTAACTTGTACTGATTTAGCGTGAGTTGCATTGACATAAATTTCTTATGCCATTTCTTGTCCTTGCGTGAACGTGATCTAGCTTGATTACGGATAAAGCCAGTATTAGTCAGTGGGGCAGTAGCAACAGTTACGTTTCTTTGCGATAAATAGAGACGTAGTGCTTTACAAAGACAAATCGTATCAATGCAAACGTATGTCATTTCCTTTACAGTACGTCCAGATTCCGGAGTTCTTTTCTTTTTATAGTCCCATGTACCGGTAGCTTTTTCAAGCGTCCCCATGTCCTTACAGAGACGTTCAAGAGTACGTTGAGTGAGTATGGCAGAATCTCTTATTTCAAATCCAAAAGACTGCCATTGCATAAATACGTACCGGTGAGTTTTAACAGCTAATTTACGGTCCGGAACCCCAAACTTTTCTAGCAGATGATTCCGTAAAAACATGTAATCATATGACAGATTATGGATATAAAATCGTACTGTATGCTCTTTATCGGCATGCAATGTGTCACAGATCCGATCAATCGTATTGATAAGATTACGTACATGATTGCCGTACAAACAACAATCATTTTCTATAGTTATAGTCCAATCAGTTACCCAGCCTATATCTTCTGTATCCGAAACGTATGTTTCAGTATCAATTGTTATGATTTTTTCATAAAAAGACTGAAAGTGTCCTGCATTACTTTTGCGGATGAAATTACCGTCAAAAAGACGCATGTAATCATAGTCTTTATATGAAACTACTGGATATCCTGCTATAACCATTTTTACCCCTTGTATTTATATTTTAATGCTTCTGCTTCTCCGGAGAAACCTAATTCTTTTGCTACGTCATCTGCTCGGTCTATGTCCGTGCGATCTCTGAACTCCTCTAATTTGCTAATTATTTCATTCATTGTATCACCGTCTCGCAAAGCTTTTCCAACGAACTCTACAGCCTGCTCAGAAGAGTATAAAAGACTTATAAGTTCAAAAGCATAGGACTGGAAAAAAGCACTCATTTCACTTGTATCTTTAAACTCAAGACCATATTCAGACAGCTTCTCACGTCTCTTTTTTATGATTGACTTCCAACCTGGCACCGTAGAACTTTTTTCTTTTAAGACATTTTGCATCATTTGTACCTGCTTACGCATGGAAGAAATCTGCATATAAAGGACGTTCCGATCGCTGTAATCCAACTTTATTTTTTCTCTTATTCTTTTATTATAGCCAAACTTTTTAAGAATTGCTTTGTAATCGGCGTAAGCACCACCGGATTCAGAAGTGAATCCTGCCCTCTCTACACGAACCATACGCTGATTTAGACGTTTAGCCAGACTTGTATAAAGTCTGGCTAATTCTTTTTCATTGATTCTATATGGGTTTATATCCTGACCCTTGGTTGTGATTCTTTCTGTACCCTTTAAAGCCATTGCTACTCCTTTCTGAACCTTGGTGCGATCCAATCATCATTCTGTTCAAAAGTACCATCCGGGTATACTACGATACCCTTTACCCATTTCAGAAACATAGTAGGACGTTTATAACCGGACACTTTAAACTCTCCCCAGAGACCGTTATAATCCATGAATTCTGTGACTGCGTCCGCTCTCTTTTTTGCATAGTATTTATAAATTGCATTAAACTGTGATTATCGTCTATTCATTGTATGTTCTCCTTTTTT